GTTTACCCCTATCGGTGAGAAATAATATAAGAAAGGGGGACCTAATGATTATCCGGGTCTGGGCCTCCATATTCAACCTCTACAAAGCTTGTAAAGGGGGATATGGACCCATTCCCTTGGATACCATTCAGGCTCCGCCCCTGGAGTTAGATATCTCCAATTTATCACTTATTTTTAAGTATTTTTATACTTTTCAATCATTCATCCCTGCTAAATTATTAAACGCTAGGGGTATGTTATCATATATAGGTAGGAAGTTCGAGCTTCCACGGTCAACCAAGGCGGGCCCTAATGAAAAGATTTCTTTTCAGGGTGCCATGGCGGACCTGGTTGCTTGGCTGAATCATCCTAAGGGATTGTCCCTTCTGTTGTATTTTCTGATGCCTACAAATCCTTCCCCGTGTCTAAGAAGACATGAGGTTGATCGTTTGTTTGATAAAGAAAATCCTAAGGCCAGACCTGTTCGGTGCTTGGACCCTTCGGAGTTCAAGGAGTTGGATAGGCGAGATCCTAGACGGAAGGATCCGTTCTTTAAGGTGAGAGACTATCTCTTCACACATTACTACCGTTTGACGGAACTCCTTGATGGAAATGTTGACCAGATCATAGAAAAACATACTATGGGTCTGAGTCCTTCTTTTGCAGACTTCGAGAAAGATCTCGGGTCTAAGCAACCCTTGGTCTACTACGGTGTGAAAACACCGGAGCAGATCAATGAGTTGAAGAGAAAGAAAAGATTCTCTCCTAAGAAGCTATATGATAAACATATAGAAGTTGGTAAGGCTTATTTAAGCCAGTACTCATCTCCAGAAGGATACCGGTGGGGTAAGAGGGTACATTTCCTAACACCAGAGAAGGCTCTGTATCAACAGAAGCTCTCCCTGGCTCGGGAGGTTTTATCCTTTTCCCTCAATAAGTTGTCAGTGCTTGATCGCCTATTTATAAGGGTTCAATCAGCTGAAATTTATCCGGAGTATATGTTAAAATTGGGGAAATTATCAATTATTCATGAGGCTGCCGGTAAGAATAGAATAATTGCGATTAACGATTTTTGGTCGCAATCTATTTTGAAGGTACTTCACGATTACTTATTCACTTTGTTACCTTGTTTCCAGACGGATGCTACCTTCGACCAAGAAGGAACCCTCAGGAAATTCGCAGCCCGCACTGATATTAATTATCATGCGTCCTACGATTTGTCCAGCGCGACGGACCTATTACCCCGTCAGCTATACCTGGTCATACTGAGTCCGATTTTTGGATTAGAGTTTATGACCAAATGGTTAGAACTCTTGACAGACAAGATCTTTACTTGGGTACCCACGCGTGACACTATACAAAAGGTCACCCGGGGTAACAAGAATAGACCTGTTGCCAAGTATCGCCATAAGCTACTACCTCTTCGTTATACGAGAGGGCAGCCTATGGGGGCGTATTCGTC